CTGATCTGGTGCGCCTTCCCAATACCTGGATTGGGTTCATCCTTTCCCTCATGTTCTTTCGAACATGGCGAAAGGAGGCGGAGCTTAATAGCATCGACATGGATATGCTTTGCGTATCCAAGTCGCCAAAGGGGCTGTTTAACAAACAGCTCGTTTGTACTGTACCCCCTGATGAAGAGCATCTCTTCACAGTAAGTGCCACCGATCTTCGAAACGAAGTTCTGTGGCCACGAGACGGACATTCCGTTCTCGGAGTGGGCTCGAGTGATCCCACGGAGGTATTGTTCAGGACCGATTGCGGCGTGGTCATCCCCGCTGCAAGCAAAGTGTCTCCACCAAGCGCCAGGAATTTCCTGCATAAGCTTGGTACGGCGGAGAAGCTCCGCATCCGAGACATCATTGCCGATCCTGTATCTAAGGAACGATTCTAACTCCGCACAAAGATTGTGTAGAGTCAGAACTGTCTTTGCACCTGGGTCTCCCATAAGGATCCCCCTATGGGTTCTCCAGGTCTGATCCCCGTCGAGGACAACTCGAGGGGAACAGAGTAGTTCCGAAGATAAGCTATGGTAGCTGGAGGTTTCCTCCAGTCCGGCACAAAAGCCATCGAGCATTGCTCGACTATACTTGTGTACACAGAAATCCGTAGCAGTTGATAGATCTGAAGATAACATCTTCACGTCTATCGGATCCGCTTTAGGATGTTCCTTAAAGTGGATTGCCTTAGCGTACTCAAATCCTTGGGCCGCACGGGAAAGTCCCGTGACGGCTGAAGGGTGATTACGTAGCCACCCCGTAGTGTGGTGGCTAAATGGCTGGAGGAAGATTGTAATACAAGCTTCCGCCACTGTGACGACTCGGGACTTTGCTCCCGGTTCGCCGATCGTGGTCCTCCTAATAAGAGGTAGACAGTCAGATGATATCTGTAAGCTATCCGGATCATGCTTGTCACCGGTTAAAATACCGATTTCAAGAAGCTCCTCGACGGCCCACTGGTGTATCTGATACCCAGTGGCCCCGTCGAGAGCATACAATGGATCTTCGTACTTGAAGTTTTCAAAGTCGAATTCCGTGTCTTGCCTGGACTCTCCAGCCACGACACAAGGATGAATGGCCCCCTCATCATCGTGAGGGAGTTTACTGATAAAATCAGTATAGTCTTTACGACCCACCGTCATCCAGCGGGGGAATCCACATAATTCAGTGGAGTCCTGTCCAAGGAGAGTGCGACCTTCGCGAGTTTTGCGAGGGACCGCCTCTAGCCACTTTCGGAACTTTTCCGAAATTTCCTTGGCACGACCGTCTTCCTTCACGGTGAAGTCGAAGGAAGATGAGGTAGTGAGTGACAAGTGAGCGTTCGATTTATAATCGGACTCTCTCATAAGCTTACTACCCACAAGACGGGAGAGCTGGAACAGAAGTTCCGTACGCTCCTCTGTCGTGTGAGGTCTGCTCGACAGCGTGTCGCGGTGCTTTTGCAGCGACTGCGACCGTGTCTTTGCATCCCCGGGGGGAAGCCCCCTGGAAGATGCTAAATGAGCCACCCGGGTAAGATCCAATTTGGATCTAGCCCCCTGCGTCAGGATAGGTGCTATCCATGGACACAGCGTAGTCCAGAAACGAGGAAATTCCTCGCAGTTCTGGCTACCGAAGCCGGGAAGGTCACTTGGACTCTCCGGCTTCTCAGTCTCTGACTGGAAGGCGTACCACTTGATAAGTGATGCGAATAACTTCCATTGTCTCACACCAGAGTCGGTGCGATAGACTGAAATAGAGTAGGCCCACTTCAAGAGCTTCTTGAAGGACGCCGAATCCCGGTCCACATCGGGAGTAGAGAATACCACACAATCGGTGATGGACTCTACGAAGTTAGAGACCCGTTTTAGATCTCCAAACTTCATCTGACAGATGCGTTCTTGAACACGTCTATCAAGATCTAAGTTCAGAATACTTCTGAGCCTGGACATTCGAGCGCGCAGAGACTCTTTGCGCAATCGACTCAAACGTTTTGACAGAATCTGTCTAAACTTTGATTGGTACTCGTTGTTAGCGAGTGCCTGGAATTCGCTAGTCGTCCAAGTTCCGACGCGCGTTTCCACGCCAGAATTGGGCCGGGGCGCCACCCCGACATGCGTTGCTTCGTATGACGTAGCACTCATGGACAGAAGTCAGTTCCACTGCCTTCGTGCTCGATTTCTTTACAA